ACAGGTACTTCTACTGCTGTTGCAAGTATCAAAAATCCAAATGTTAGTGCTTATAGATTTGTAACATCTACACAAAGACAAGAATTTTATCAAAATATTACTCTTGCTGTAAATAGCATTACTACAATTAGTGTTTATGTAGAATCTGTTACAACACCAATAATTGTTTCGCAAATGTTAAGGGTTAGTGCATCTGCAGGTGGAACAGGAACAGTTGTCTATTTAAAAAATAATGTTGTAATTAATTCTTCAACAAACGTAGAAGCAGGAAACACTTATTCACTGCAATTTACTTGCACAATAGCTGATACATTTCAAACAAGATTTGGCGTTGGAGTTGGTGTTGCTGTTACAGGAGATATTACATTATCAATGCCCCAAGTAGAACGAGGTGCAACTCCAATAACTCCAATAGCTGCTTACAGCACATCTTTTATTCCTACAACAACAACTGCATTAACAAGAAATGCTGATACAATTTCAAGAGATAATATTTTTTCAAATGGATTAATTACTGCTGCAGGTGGGACTTGGTTTGTTGAGTTAAATAATAATTTTGCATTAACAAGAGATGCCGCAGGTACTTTTCAAATAGGTGATTTATCAGGAAATAATATTAGTATTAAAACCACAGCTTCAAATAGTAGATTAGCTATCGTAAAAAATATATTAGGTAATCAAACAGTATTATACACCACATTGACAAACATAGTTAAGATAGCAATTAAATGGAACGGAACTAAATTAGATATTTTTGTAAATGGTGCAAAAATTAATTTATCAGAAATTAATAGAGATTTTACTACCACAAATATGGACTCTTTAACTACGAGTATCGCAGATGTTCCAAGATACGTAAAATCAATGATGTTATTCCCTGCTCCTTTAACAGATACTGAATGCATTAATTTAACAACTTTATAATGAACATATACAAACTAAAATACTCAGGTAAAGAAACAGCAGTTGCTGATTTAAAATCAAAAGGACTCTACGTCGAAACAGAAGAATCTTTAGTTTATGGACAAGGTGTACACGCTATTGTTGAACTTGGCAAAGTAGTTTTAGAAAATGGAACTTATGATGAAGATGGAAAAGAGCTAATTGCTCCTGTATATGCAGATGGTTATCACTACGATGTAATGTGTGAGCAAGATGTAGACTTTGGAGAAAATTCAATAATAGTAAACAATCCTAAACACGGATTTTTAGGTCATTAAAAATAAATAGTAGAATATCACTTTATCAAGTGATTATTTATATATAACAATTAAATTTAATAAAATGAAATCAAAAGTAAAAAAAATTACAAAAGAACAGTTAGAAAAAATAGTAAGTGGACAAAAAGACCTACAAGCATTGCTAACAAACATTGGGGTAATTGAATCACAAAAGCACGGCTATTTACATCAATTAGCCGAAGTAAACAAATCTGTTGAAGAATTTAAAAAGGAGATTGAAGCAGAATATGGGCCTATCAATATTAACTTAGAAGATGGTTCTTATACTGAGATTAAGAAAGAAAAAGAATTAACAGAATAAATTATGGATTACTCTATTAGAAAAATAAGTATAGGATCAGACTATAAGAATGAAGCAATGCACTATTCAGTTGGTCAATCTGTTTACGGAGGACACGAGATAAGTTGTATATTGCAAGATAGTAATGATTCATCTTATTATATCTATATAAAAAAAGGAGATGAAGTAATGCCTTGGAAGAAGTTTAACTCTAACATGGCTATTTCTGTAGAATACGACTTAGAATATTAATGAAAAGTATATTTAACTTTATAGTTAAGCCTTTAGGCGAAAGATACGAAAACAGCATTACGGTAGATAACAAAGAATTATTACTAAATACAAGAATAGAAAGTTTTAAATCTGTTAATAATGTAGCGGTTGTAATCGCAACTCCTTTAGCATTCAAAACAGAAATTAAAGAAGGAGATTTAGTGGTAATTCACCATAATGTGTTTAGGAGGTTTTATGACATAAAAGGTAAAAGCAAGAATAGCAGATCTTATTTTAAAGATAACAAATATTTTTGCGATATGGATCAAATTTATTTGTATAAAAATGATAAGGAATGGATTGCTTTTAATGATAGATGTTTTATAAAACCTATAAAAAATAATGATCATTTTAAGATAGATAAAGAAAGAAAGCTTATTGGTATACTAAAATACGGAAATGAGTCCTTAAACAAGCTTAAAATCAACCCTGGAGATCTAGTAGGCTATACCCCCAATGGTGAGTATGAGTTTATTGTAGAAGGTCAGCGGTTATATTGTATGAAATCTAATGATATTGTAATTAAATATGGATACAAAGGAGACGAAGTTGAATATAATCCAAGCTGGGCACAAAGCGGTATTGGAGCTAATTAAAGTTGCGGAAGAGGCTATATTGGACAATGGAGATGACGATTTAGCAGCAGACAAATTAAAGAATGCTGCGGCAACAAAAAAATTAGCAATATTCGATGCTTTTGAAATACTTGCTAGAATAGAAGACGAAACGAAAATGATTGAGGAAGCTTCTAAAGAAACTGTAGCAAAACCATTTAAAGGATTTGCGGAAGGGAGATCTAGATAATGTACGAACAAACCTTATACAAAGTATTAACAGACTTTATAAAACCTGCTGTTATTAAGAAAAACAATAGGTTGAATAAATGGAAATACGGATACGATAAAGATTACGATGTAGTTGTTATCAGTAAGACCGGCAAGATTGGAGAAATATACGAAATACAAAATCTTAGAATTGCATTACCATTAATAGAAGATGCTTATAAAAGATCTGAAGTAAAAGAAGAGCAATACTGGGAACAAGCGCCGTATCCAAAAGAATTAGATAAGATAAAGAACGTCGGTGATTGGAATAAACATCCTGATAGCTTTAAAGAATATTGGTACGATTACATAGATCTGGAATTCAAAAGAAGAGACGAAGGATTTTCATACTACAGTAATGGTTCGCCAACATATATAACAGGTACACATTATATGTATTTGCAATGGAGTAAGATAGACGTTGGAGCAGCAGATTTTAGGGAGTCAAACAGATTGTTTTTTATATTTTGGGAAGCTTGCAAAGCTGATCAAAGATGTTACGGAATGTGTTATTTAAAAAATAGACGTTCTGGATTTTCATTTATGTCCTCTGCTGAACTTGTAAACCAAGCAACAATATCAAGTGACTCAAGATTTGGTATACTATCAAAATCTGGAGCTGATGCTAAAAAAATGTTTACAGATAAGGTTGTACCTATATCAGTTAATTACCCTTTCTTTTTCAAACCTATCCAAGATGGTATGGATAGACCAAAAACAGAATTAGCATATAGAATACCGGCATCCAAACTTACAAGAAGAAAATTAGATTCTAATGAAAAATTAGAGGAGCTTGAAGGATTAGATACCACGATTGACTGGAAGAATACAGGAGACAATAGTTATGATGGTGAAAAATTAAAACTATTAGTACACGATGAGAGCGGTAAATGGGAAAAACCTGATAACATATTAAATAACTGGCGTGTTACAAAAACAACCTTAAGATTAGGCAGCAGGGTTATTGGTAAGTGTATGATGGGTTCAACCTCAAATGCTTTAGATAAAGGGGGGGAAAACTTTAAAAGATTATATAATGATTCAGATGTTACCCGCAGAAACCGCAATGGACAGACTAGCTCAGGATTATATAGTTTGTTCATACCTATGGAATGGTCGTACGAGGGATTCATTGATTCTTATGGAATACCTGTATTCGATACACCAGAAAAACCAATCAAAGGTATAGATGGTAGTTACATAGAATATGGTGTTATAGAGCATTGGCAAAATGAAGTTGATGGTTTAAAACAAGATCAAGACGGTTTAAATGAATACTACCGTCAGTTTCCAAGGACAGAACAACACGCATTTAGAGATGAAGCAAAACAATCTTTGTTTAATCTTACAAAAATATACGAGCAAATAGATTATAATGACGATCTACGAAACTCATCGGTATTAACAAGAGGAAGCTTTCAATGGGAGAATGGAATACAAGATTCTAAGGTTATATTTTACCCGAATAAAGATGGCAGGTTCTTAATATCTTGGGTTCCACCTAAACATCTCCAAAACCGTGTAATAATAAAGGATGGGCTTAAATATCCTGGCAATGAACATTTAGGAGCGTTCGGCTGTGATAGTTACGATATATCAGGCACAGTTGACGTAAGGGGGTCAAATGGATCATTACATGGATTGACTAAGTTCTCAATGGAAGATGTTCCACCAAGTCATTTCTTTTTAGAGTATATAGCTAGGCCACAAACGTCCGAGATATTTTTCGAAGAGGTTTTAATGGCATTAGTTTTTTATGGTATGCCAATATTAGCGGAGAACAACAAAGCTAGATTGTTATACTATTTAAAAAGAAGAGGTTACAGACCATTCTCAATGAATAGACCCGATAAGGTTTGGAACAATTTATCGCCAACAGAAAAAGAAATTGGAGGTATTCCATCAGCAGGTCAAGATATTATACAAGCGCATGCTTCAGCTATTGAAACTTATATAGAAGAGCATGTTGGATATAAAGAAAGTGGGTACGGTAATATGTATTTTCAAAAAACATTAAACGACTGGTCTAGATTTAATATAAATAATAGAACAAAGCATGATGCAACAATAAGTTCTGGATTTGCTATAATGGCGTGTAATAAACATTTATATTCTCCGTCAACCACATACAAAAAAGAAAAAGTAGAATTAAATTTCAAAAAATATAATAACCGAGGTTATAGTTCACAAATAATATAATAGATGATTTATACTAATACGAATAGCTCTTTCCCTAGTCAGGTAGTACCAGATGAAGAAAAACAAACATTAGAATATGGCTATGCAGTAGGTTTAGCCATAGAAGGTGAATGGTTTAGAGGTAATAGAACTAGCCTTGGAAATGACAGATGGAGTACCAATTGGCAAACTTTCCATAATTTAAGACTATATGCTAGAGGTGAACAAAGCATACAAAAATATAAAGACGAGTTATCTATAAACGGTGATTTATCTTATTTAAATTTAGATTGGAAGCCAATACCAATTATACCAAAATTTGTGGATATAGTTGTCAATGGCATGTCTAATAAATTATTTAAGATAAAAACATTTGCACAAGATCCACAATCTGTAGCACAGAAAACAAGTTATACTGCTGCTATTTTGCGAGATATGAATGCAAAAGATTTGTTAAATGATATTCAAGAAAAATTAGGAGCAAATTTATATAGTACGCCTAATCCAGAAAGTTTACCAGCTGACAATGAAGAATTAGAAATACATCTTCAATTAAATTATAAGCAGGCTGTTGAAATCGCAGAGGAAGAAGTTATTAATTATGTTTTGAATAAAAACAAATACGATCAAATAACTAAACGATTAAATTACGATTTAACAGTATTAGGCATTGCTTGCGCAAAAACAAACTGGAATGGATCAAATGGTATCACAATTGATTATGTTGATCCTGCTAATTTAGTTTACTCTTATACAGAGGATCCTAACTTCAATGATATGTACTATGTTGGTGAAGTAAAATCTATCAGCTTAGAGGAATTAAAAAAAGAATTTCCTAACCTAACGGACGAAGAGTTACTAGAAATAGAGAAATTTCCTGGAACAAATGATTACACACGTACTTACGCAAATCAAAATTACGATACAACCACAATACAAGTTTTATACTTTGAATACAAAACATATTCTAACCAAGTATTTAAAATAAAACAAACAGATCAAGGACTAGAAAAAGCATTAATTAAAACAGACGGTTTTAATCCACCACCTAGCGATAACTTTAATGTAGTATCAAGAAGTATAGAAGTTCTTTATTCTGGAGCAAAAATACTTGGGCATAAGAAAATGCTTAAGTGGCAATTAGCTGAGAATATGACAAGACCGTTAGCTGATACTACTAAAGTAGATATGAATTATGCTATTTGCGCGCCACGCTTCTATAAAGGAAGAATTGAATCTATAGTAAGCAGAATTACTTCTTTCGCAGATATGATCCAAATAACGCATTTAAAACTGCAACAGGTGCTTGCTAGAATGGTTCCTGATGGTGTTTTTGTCGATGTTGACGGATTAGCCGAAGTTGATTTAGGTAATGGAACAAATTACAATCCGGCTGAAGCTTTAAATATGTATTTCCAGACAGGTAGTATTGTTGGTAGATCTATGACGCAAGATGGGTCAGGAAACCCAGGAAAAGTACCAATTCAGGAATTACAAACATCGTCTGGGAATGCTAAAATTTCATCATTAATAAATACATACCAGTATTACTTACAGATGATTCGTGACGTAACCGGACTTAATGAAGCAAGAGACGGTTCAATGCCCGATTCTAACTCATTGGTAGGTTTACAAAAATTAGCTGCCGCAAATTCTAACGTAGCTACAAGACACATATTAGACGCCAGCTTATACATAACATTAAGGTTATGTGAAAATATATCTAAAAGAGTTGGTGACTCATTAAAATTCCCATTAACAGCAAATGCTTTAATACAAAGTATTTCTGTTTCAAATGTTAGAACATTAGAGGAATTACAGAACCTTGATATTCACGACTTTGGTATATTCTTAGAGTTAGAGCCAGACGAAGAAGAAAAAGCGCAATTAGAACAAAACATACAAGTTGCTTTACAAACAGGCGGTATTGATCTTGAAGATGCTATTGATTTAAGAGAAATCAATAATTTGAAACTTGCAAATCAATCTTTAAAATATAAAAGAAGAAAGAAACAAGAAAGAGATCAAGCTAATCAACAAGCAAATATACAAGCTCAAGCTCAAGCAAATTCTCAAACCGCTGAAGCTGCTGCATTAGCAGAAATGCAAAAACAACAAGCGTTAGCTCAAACTGAAATTCAAAAGATGCAAGCAAAGAATCAATTTGAAATTCAAAAGATGGAATACGAAGCTAATCTTAAGAAGTTGTTGATGGCTGAAGAGTTTAAATATCAAATGCAGCTAGCGCAAATTAATGCTCAAGCGCAACAATCAAAACTCGATACCATTGAGGATCGTAAAGATGCTAGATTAAAAACAAACGCTACGCAGCAATCAGAACTTATAGATCAAAGACAAAATAAAACAATGCCAAAAGATTTCGAATCAGCAGGCTTTGATAATATGGGTGGATTTGATTTAGCACAGTTCGAACCAAAATAAATTTTACCAACTAATTTTATAATATTATATCATGTCAGAAGCAACCAAAGTAGAAGGCGAATTCAAAGTAAAAAGACAAACGCCAAGAAAATTAAATAAAGTAGATCAGATTACAAAGGTTACAATTAAAGAAAATGAAACTATTGTAGCAAAAGAACCCGAAGTAACAAAAGTATTTATCGCTAACGAAACAGAATCAAAAGATGCCCTTCAAGAGCAAATCGCAAATGAAAGCTTGTTGGTCAGCCAAGGATCCGAAGTGGGACTGCAAGAAGTGGTCCAAGGAAACCAAGAACCTAAAGTCGCTGCCAGTCAAGAAGAAGAAATAACTGTAATAAATGAAATTACAGAAGAAGAAATTGAACAAGAAACAGCTAATTTAACACAAGAAGCCAATGATGCTATAAGAGCATCTGAGTATTCAGGTAAACCTTTGCCGGAAAACATAGAGAAACTTATCTCTTTTATGGAAGAAACTGGTGGAGATATTAATGATTACGTTAGGCTTAATGCTGATTATTCAAACGTAAATAATGAAACCTTATTAAAGGAATATTATAAAAAAACACGTCCACATTTAGATAACGAAGAAATTGAATTCCTTATGGAAGACAAGTTTGAGTATGACGAAGAGTTGGATGAAGAGCGAGATATACGTAAAAAGAAACTCGCTTTCAAAGAAGAGGTTGCAAAAGCAAAAACCTTTTTGGAAGGACTTAAAAGTAAATATTACGAGGAAATCAAGTTGAGACCTGGTATTACACAAGAACAACAAAAAGCAAATGATTTTTTCAACCGCTACAAAGAAGAGCAACAAGCAGTGGAGTTGCAGCATTCTAAATTCAAACAAGCTACTAAAAATTTATTTAACCAAGATTTCAAAGGTTTTGATTTCAATATTGGAGAAAAGAATTTTAGGTATGGCGTTGCTAATAAAGATGCTGTAGCAGATAGACAATCAAACATAACTAACCTAGTTAAGAAGTTCTTAAATGACAAAGGAGACGTTGTGGATTTAAAGGGGTATCACAAAGCCATGTACGCCGCTGAAAATGCAGACACAATCGCAAAACACTTTTATGAGCAAGGTAAAGCTGACGCAATAAAAGAAGTTGTTGCAAAATCTAATAACATTTCAACTGAACCTAGACAAACAAGCTCAGGTGAGATATTTGTTAATGGATTACGCGTTAAAGCTATTAACGGTGTTGATTCTTCAAAATTAAGAATACAAACAAAAAAATTTAACAATTAAAATTAAAAAATTATGGCTAATGTAACTCCAGCCCTCGGTTCAATTAAACCGAGTCAAAGACAACAAGCGTTAGAAACAAATTACTTAAACTTTACAGATGGAAGTGGTAATAATTTCGCGCAACAATATTTACCAGAAATATACGAAGCAGAAGTAGAGCGTTATGGAAACAGAACTCTTTCTGGATTCTTACGTATGGTTGGCGCTGAAATGCCAATGTCCTCTGACCAAGTAGTTTGGTCTGAACAAAACAGATTACACATTGCTTACAATAGCGTTACTTGCGCTAACGCTACAGATTTAACATTTTCGGTATCAGCTTCGAATAGTGTTAGTGGAACTTATGTTAGTAATGTAATCTCAGTAGGTCAAACTTTAGTAGTTATGAGCCCTTCTACAGGAAAAGAGCTTAAGGTTTATGTTACTGCTTCTACAACTACAGCAACAGGTGTTGCAGCTGGTACAGCTACCGTAAGTGTTAAACCTTATACTCAATTAGATTTAGTTGGTGGCTCAAGCGGAGCGGTTAATTTTTCATCTGCAACAGACCTTAAAATCTTTGTGTATGGTTCTGAATTCAAAAAAGGGACTACTGATGCGACTATCAACTCTGTAACTCCGTCTTTCACTCAATTCAGTAACTCACCTATTATCATTAAAGAAAAATATCAAATCTCAGGATCTGATACTGCTCAGATTGGTTGGGTTGAAGTTGCTACAGAAGCTGGCGAAAACGGTTTCTTATGGTATTTGAAAGCTGAATCTGAAACTCGTTTGCGTTTTGAAGATTACTTAGAAATGGCTGTTATTGAAGGTGAATTAGTTTCTGGTGGTTCTACTTTATTCACTGGCACTGAAAAAATCAAAGGAACTCAAGGCCTTTTCTCTGCTGTTAAAGAAAGAGGGAATGTTGTAAACAACTTTACTGCTGCTGCAGGTTTAAGTGATTTTGATTCAATCTTGAAAAACTTAGATACTCAAGGAGCTATTGAAGAAAACATGCTTTTCTTAAACAGAAGCACTTCCCTTGATTTTGACGATATGTTGGCTTCTTTATCTGCTGGTGCTGCTGGTGGTGTTGCTTACGGATTGTTTGAAAACTCTGAGCAAATGGCTTTGAACTTAGGTTTTTCTGGATTCCGCAGAGGATCTTACGATTTCTATAAGACCGACTGGAAATACTTAAATGATGCTTCTACTCGTGGAGGTGTTGCTAACGCTGCTATTGATGGTATCCTTATTCCTGCAGGAACATCTACAGTATACGATCAGCAATTAGGTACTAACATCCGTCGTCCGTTCTTACACGTACGTTATAGAGCTAGCCAAGCTGATGACAGAAGAATGAAAACTTGGATTACTGGATCTGTTGGAGGTGCTTACACTTCTGATCTTGATGCAATGCAAGTGCACTTCTTGTCTGAAAGATGTCTAGTTACTCAAGCAGCTAACAATTTCGTATTGTTTACTGCTTCAGCATAAAAACCTGGCGATATTACCCTCGTTGAATTTACGGGGGTAATTATTGCCTTTTTAAAAACTTATTAAATTATATTATATTATGCCAACAGCAAAAAAAGAAATTGAAACGGTTACAGTAACACAGCCTACAGAAGTAGAAGTTACAACCCAAAAACAAGTTGCTCAAGAAAAAAAACCTAGTGCGCCTGTGTGGGAAATAAAAGATAGAACATACATAATATCTGACAGCCACACTCCGCTTACTTATACATTACAAAGTAAGCATACACTTAGATACCCATTATTATGGTTTGATAAAGAGTTAAAAGAGCAAGTGGAAATAAGATATGCAACTAATCAAAATTCGCCTTTAGTTAGAGACCAAAAAGGTCAAGTAACATTAGGACACATTATATTTGAGAACGGTGTTTTAAATGTTCCAAAAGAAAAACAAAATTTACAAAAATTATTATCAATTTATCACCCTGGATTAGGAATTAAATATACTGAGTTTGATCCAACAGCAGAAGCTGAGGACGACTTAGATCATTTAGAATTAGAGGTTGAAGCGATGACAGCAGCGTTTGGCATGGATATTGATGAAGCTGAAGCTATAGTACGTGTTGAAGTTGGATCTAGAGTCAATAAGATGAGTTCTAAGGAGATTAAAAGAGACTTGCTATTGTTTGCTAAAAACAATCCGTCTTTGTTCTTAGAATTAGCCAATGATGATAATGTACAATTAAGAAACTTAGCTATTAGAGCTACAGAATCTAATATTATAAAACTATCACCTGACCAACGTACATTTACATGGGGAGATAACGATAGGAAATTAATTACAGTGCCGTTTGATGAGAATCCTTATTCAGCAATGGCCGCTTTCTTTAAGACAGATGAAGGCACACAAGTCTTTAAGTCTATAGAGAAAAAACTTAAATAATACGTAATACTAATATATAGGCGGATATTGTAAATAAAACTGCAGTATCCGCTTATTTATTATAATAAAGATAGCAAATGGCAGTAAATGTAGATACAGTTTATAAAACAGTTTTATTAATACTTAATAAAGAACAGAGGGGGTATATGACTCCTGATGAGTTTAATAAAATTGGTACGCAGGTACAACTTGAGATATACTTAAAGTATTTTGAAGACCTAAATCAATTGATTAGGGTTCCGCAAACTGACTTAGATTACGCTGATAGAGTCGACTTGCTTGATGAAAAAATGGCTGTATTCAAAAGGAATGGAAATGCAAGTTATAGCACGAATGGTTTTACAGCGCCAACCGACCTGCAAGAATTAGGTAGCGTTATATATAACAATAACGAAATGCAGCGAGTGCAAAGAAATGAATTCTACAATCTTTACAGATCAAAATTAACAAAGCCTTCAACAACGTATCCTATATATTTATATGAAGATGGATACATAAAGGTATTTCCTGAAACAATAACATCGGGAGTAAGCATAAATTATTTAAAGTTTCCGTCTGCGGTTATTTGGGGATTTACAGTTGATAGCAATAGGGGAAATTACGTTTATAATTCTGCATTGTCAACAAACTTTGAATTGCATCAATCTGAACAAACAGAGTTGATAATAAGAATATTAGAATATGCTGGTATTGTGATTAGAGATCCGCAGGTTATCCAAATAGCATCACAAAAAGTACAGCAGGACAATATGAATGAAAAACAATAATAGGATATGGCACTTATAAATAACGGTATAATAACAGAAACTAATAGACAATATTACGAAGGTGCTAAAAGTTTTTATATTACCAATTTTGGACAAAATGTATTAGATTTTAGCGGTTTTAATACTGACTTGATCTGGCGTTCTTCTAATATAGACAGCGAAGAGTATGAGTTAAACAATTTTAAATTTTATAAAAGTAATGACAATGGTAATTCATTTTTCGAGGCTGCGGATGTAGTATCTTCTGTTACTACAGATGGCGTAATAACCACTACAGACGAGCCAAGTGTGGGTGAAATATACTTGGTACAACTAAAAAGATTAGAAGGTGGGAAGTATGGTGATAAAGATGCTTATGGTACTGTTGTTGAAGAAAATTACGGCAGTTATGCTTATATTACTTTAGAGGATATTATTAATAACTTTATGGTAGCCTATGTTGGAGCAGGAAAATTAGTATCCGATGTTAAGCGTACAGATGTCATATTCCATGCTAAGCGTGGTATGCAGGAGTTTAGCTATGATACATTAAAAAGCATAAAGTCTCAAGAGTTAACAATACCGCCTAGTTTAAATGTAGTTATACCACAAGACTATGTAAACTATGTTAAGATCTCCCGTATTGATGCAAATGGGATAAAGCATGTTATATATCCAGGAATGTTAAATGGATCACCATACACAATGCCTGTCCAAGATACCGAAGGCTTCCCTGTACAAGATACATTTGACACCAATATAACTGGGTCTTCTATTATGGAAGAAAGATGGAAAGCTGATAAAGCTACCGCTAATCAGGTTAGAGACAGGCTCGCTAGTTTGAATTTTAATGGTCAAGATGCAAATACCTATAATTACTTAGGACAGCGATACGGCATGGACACGTCTAATGCTAATTTTAATGGTACATTTATTATAAACGATAGAGAAGGTAAAATATCTTTTAGTAGTGAATTAGTTGGATCATTAATATTATTGGAATACATATCTGATGGATTAGCTTATGATTTAGACACAAGAGTACCTAAAATGGCTGAAGAAGCATTATATGCTCACATAATACACGCTATTATAGCTACTCGCTCCAATCAACCAGAATATGTGGTACAAAGATTAAAACAAGAGCGTTTTGCTAAATTAAGAAATGCTAAATTAAGACTATCTAATATAAAACTAGATGAGTTTACAAAAGCGTTGCGTGGTCAATACAAATGGATTAAACATTAAATAGATGGCAGAAATTAAGAATAGTTTTACGTCGGCTAAGATGAATCAAGACTTAGACGATAGATTAATACCGTCTAATGAATACAGGAGTGCTCGTAATATATCTATAATCAGTTCTGATAGTAGCAATACTGGAGCTATTGAGAATATCTTAGGTAACGTTCGTTTTTCAAACTTAGGGAGTCTAATGGGTTCCGCTGAAATAATAGGTTATATATCTGATTCAACATCTAATAGCCTTTATTTGTTTGCTACTGGGTATACAGATATTTCTGAAAACCAATTAGACAATCCGCCTCAATACCAAATTGACAATAACATACCAAATAAGATTATAAAAGTAAATTTAACAACAGGAGTAGCTAAAGTTTTAGTTTCAGGTTTGTTTTTAAATTTGTCTACAACACACCCTATTACAGGTATAAACTTAGTTGAAAACTTATTGTTCTGGACAGATAATAGAAACCAACCTAGAAAAATAAACGTATTAACAGCATTCAACGATCCTACTTATTACACGAAAGAAGAACAAATATCGGTAGCTAAATATGCACCGGTAAGTTCTATAAAATTTATAGATAGTGGAGTATGCACAATGAAGGATGTGGTTAGTCCGTTCCTTCCTAACGGAACTACGCCTAACCCTAATTATAATGCTGACTATGCTGGAGATGCAACGTTTCTACAAGATAAATTTGTAAGGTTTAGTTATAGATTTAGATTTGATGATGGTGAGTATTCTATATTAGCCCCATTCTCTCAAATAGCTTTTATACCACAACAAGACGGATCTTTTTTAGCAGGAGACGAGGATAATTCATACAGAAATACAATAGTAGCTTTTATGAAAAATAAGGTTAATCAAATAAACCTTATAATACCAATGCCTACTATTTGTAGCGAATTATTCGATGAGTTTAAGATAACCGAAATTGACATATTATATAAAGAATCTGATGGCGTAAGCGTACAAGTATTAGATACTATAACAAAGGATTCTTTTTCTACAGAAACCGAAGCGTATTATAATTACGATTATCAGTCAAGAAAACCAATAAGAACTTTACCTGCAGATCAATTAATAAGAGTATCTGATAAAACGCCGGTTAGAGCATTAGCTCAAGAAACAGCAGGGGGAAGAATTATATATGGTAATTATATAGACAAAAATACTCCGCCTAATTCCATAGAATATAGTGTAGGTACAAGTGCTAAAACAACGGAATTAAAAAATCAATACCCATTACATACTGTAAAACAAAATAGAAATTACCAAGTAGGTATAATTTTATCCGACAAGTTTGGTAGACAGTCAGATGTTATATTGTCTCCAATAACGCAGGATGGAGTAACCATACCTGGTTCTGCTTTTTTTGGTGGATCAAGCTTTTATGCACCTTATTTACCTAGTTCTACTAATGTTCTAAATTTTGTAGGTAATTCTATTAAAGTATTATTTACAGATTATGTGTCTAGTTCAAGATCACAATTAAACGACTTAGGTATACCAGCGACCGGAGAACCCGGATTATATGATGCTGGAGGTGGATTACTTTCCTATGCGTACATTACAATTCCAGGCGAACAAAATACAAATACACTTGGATCCGATTTAACTAATGGAACTTACACTAATGTTCCGGTTACTCAATATGGACCTAATACCGGAGTTACTATGACGGTTGTAGTCTCTGGGGGACAAATGGTTGTTGCCAGTTCATTTATAACTTCCACTGGCAGTGGTATTAATGTTAATCAGGATATAGTTATAAATTTACCGGGGCAACCTGAAGAAGCAATCCTGCCTGTTATGACCGCTACCAATGTAACTAAAGCAAACCCTACTGGTTGGTATTCTTACAAAATTGTTGTGAAACAAAACCAACAAGAGTATTATAACGTATATATTCCAGGAGCATTAAGCGGATACCCAACGCCAGTTAGCCCAGTAACATTTCCATCAGGAGAAGACGCTAAAACAAGTAATCTTGTACTATTTAGTGATAACATAAATAAAGTTCCAAGAGACTTATCTGAGGTGGGACCAGATCAAAAACAATATAGAAGCTCGGTAGTGTTATTCGGTAGAGTACAAAATAATTCAGCAACCACTAATGCTCAGTTTATCCCTACCAGCAAAGGTTTCTCAGTTACTACATTAGCAAATGCAGTTGACTTGGAAATGACAACAGCTAAGGTTACAACACCTTTATATCAATTAAATACTAATCCAATTGTAGGTAGAATATCCACAAATGGAGCTGGTAGTTTTGGCGTTACAAATACAACATTCCAGCCTTTCTTATCTGTGCTTGAAACTGATCCGGTAATATCTAATCTAGATATATACTGGGAAACATCGACTACAGGCTTAATATCAGATTTAAACTACTTAATTTCATTGAGTAAACCTGGAGCTTATTCTTTTGTCAATGTTAACTACCTGCAGACGGAAGCTCAAAATCCCGCAGGGGTTAATGATAATACAGGAAATAAAGACTCTAAATACGTAACCGATTGGTTTTACGCTGTAAACTATACCTCACAGAGGTTAAATACAGCCACGGCTAGTTTAATTAGTGTTGTGAATGATAACGGAATATCTGTAAGCGGTTTTGCTTTAGAATCAAGAACTGTAAGTGGTCAAAATAGCTATAGAATAAAAATAACAAGCAATTTTTATTTTAATCCTTCTATTAACTTAAATAATTTTACATTTACACTAGCTGTTAACGATCCGGTTTCTTCGACTACAAACAATATAACAATAGATGGCAGTCTTTTCAATGTAGCCCCAAGTATAGAAACATATACAATAAAACAAATATATGCAGGTGTACCTGTTGGATATGTTATAACAAATACAGTGTATGGAGTAAACGGTTCTTTTGGGCCAACCTCTTTACCAAGTACAGTAACAAGCGACTTGAAGTGGTCATTTTTAGACGGCACTCAAACGTTTAGGGATGGAGCAGGTGAAAATGCTTTTGTTTTAACGATAGATTCATTAACCGGCCAATTGTCTTTAACAAGTGGCAGTCCAATAATATTAACCACTCCAACAATACTTTTAACTGATTCAGGGAATGCAACGGATACTTTACCTTTGACATTAGACTTTACACTTGGAGAATACAACCCAAAAGAATTTAACTTAGATTTTAACTTATAATAATAAAATATGGCATTACCAGTAAGTAAACCAACATTAGACTCAAAAATTGCAACTGATTTAGCTAACAACTCAACGCAAGCTATTACAGCTCAGGTTTTAAGAAACACATTGAATCCAATAGTAAATAGCACGTTTGGCTTAAAAACTATATGGTCGGGGTTATTACGATTTTACGACCTAAGTGGAGCGGGCAATCAAAATGGGTTTTTTGTATGGGAGGATTATTATGATCCAAATTATCTGCCTTCACTAAATCCCATTACATTAACTGAACCGTTAATAAATTATCAACAAGATGGCAATAGATATAAACTAGTTAACGTAGGGGCCGGGATGATTCCAAATACATATACGAATATATCAACTACCTTGGTAGCAAATAGTGCTACCGCTAATTTAACGTGGAGACCGCCCTCTGGCTTAACGTTTGACGCTGTAGTTGGCGCAGGCGGGACTGTGACAGCGATAAAAGTAAATAATCCAGGTTCCGGATATTCATGGTGTGGAAATAATTATGGTGCAGCTATAATTAACCAAAGAGTTGAATTAAATATATCAGCTACGACGAAAGCTATAATTGAAATTGATTTGTCAAGAGTTTTAAGTGGATACAATATCACCGGGGGAGATGTTAGTTATCCTACTATTCCCGTAAATGGCTATGCTACGCAGGCTTTTATTTGTAATTTTCACGTGCTAAACGCCGACTCCTCTATAGGATACGGTCCTAATATATTAATAAATGAAAATATTTCCCAGCTAAGTGTTCCGTTTACGAGCGCGGGCTACTCCCAAAACACAGGGCTAGCGTTCCAATATGATAGCGCTTTTCCATATAAATTATATCAAAGCACAGGCAGGACTTTACCGGGCTATTATGCTGCGGTACCTATTTTTAGTGGCTCTGGTAATATTCGTGACCATGCAAATTACTCAAAATGGATTGAAGTAAAAGTTCCAATAATCAACACAACTATATAAGCATATTAAATGGCAGCAATAATAGAAGTAGAATATTTTAATTCCTTTGTGTTGGCTAAAACAGTTGATGCTTCAAGTACGCCTGTTCCTGTATGGAGGTATACTTCTGGGTTGGCTAATAATCTTACGAAGAACTGGTTTATTGAAGAATCTAGAATAACAGGCGGGTATAATAACACATCTGTTGATTTTGGAGCAAAAGCTTATTTAGTTAGCGATAGGAACAATGCTTCCATCAGAGGCAACTCAATGATATACTCTGGCATATACAACTCAAGAACCGGAGTTAATAACACAAATCAATTTCCGGTAGGAGATGATATATCAAGAAGCGCCGACCCTATAAACGGTTCTATTCAGAAGTTATATGCCGAAGATACGAACTTAAGTATATTCCAAGAAAGTAAAGTTAGTAGAGCATTAATTGATAAAGACGCAATATACTCTGCAGAAGGTTCGGCTATGACCACTTCTGGAGCTCAAATAATCGGCCAGATTCAAGCTTATGCTGGCGAATGGGGCATAAGTAAGGATCCAACTAGTTTTGCTGTTTATGGGTATCAGAAATACTTCACAGACAAGAACAACAATGCTGTTTTAAGATTGTCAGCTGATGGTATTACAGAAATATCAAGTTATGGAATGAAATACTTCTTTACTAATAATCTAAGTAAAGCTACTAAGATAATTGGTGGGTACGATATAGTTTCAAAAAGCTACATCTTATCTTTACAGAATGATCAGTTTTATAACACATTGTCTTTTGATGAAACTGTAAACGGGTGGACTAGTTTCTATGATTATAAACCGTCCAATATATTTAGTGTAAATTCTAATTATTACACAACGAATAATCAATATCTATATAAACATAATCAAGAAAATTCCACCGGTAACAATAGAGGGGTGTTCTATCAGCAAAGATACCCAGCAAGTGTTACGTTGGTATTAAATTCCAATGCATCCTTATCAAAAGTGTTTAAGACTTTGAACTACGAAGGCAGTAATGGATGGGAAGTTACATCTCTATATACGCCTTATGACAACGGTAAGAATATATTTAGTTATACAGAAGGAGCATACGATTCAGCCACACCTCAAAATAATGGCTCCGCAGCCGTAGTACAACCTATCTATCGCGCTGGTTTTAACCGTAAAGAGAACAAATTTTTCGCGAATATTATTAATAATAGTCTTCCTACCGAAGGAGAGATAATATACGGTAATTCTATGTCGGGTATTAAAGGGTTCTTTACTACATTGACAATAAACACTGATAGTTCAACAGAACTTGGCAGGTTTAAAGAATTGTATGCGGTATCTTCAGAATATATAGAATCATCATACTAAATCAAATTAAATGGATAATGCCTTAGCTAAGAAAGAATTTATAAACAAAGTAGAAGATCTACAGGAATCAATGTTAAATTCTAATTCCGAATTAATAGCGAAAGGCAACTCTGATATGTTTCCATTAAAGCATACATTTGCTGAAGGCATTTATGTAAGAGAAATGTTTATGCAGGCTGGAGGATTGGTTATTGGTAAAGTACATAAGAATGATCATATATGGTTCTTGTTGTATGGTGAATTAGAGATTGCTACTGAAAACGGAACAGAATTATTCATCGGTCCTTGTTATGTAAAATCACCAGCTGGAACAAAAAGAGTTTTACATGCCATAACCGATTCAGTTTTTGTAAATGTATTTCCAAACCCCAATAACATAACAGACATAGAAGAACTTGAAAATAATTTGACTTGTACTTACTACAGCAATTATGAAAAATACAAACTTTTAAATAAATAATAATGGTATTATTAATACAAAATTTAGTTAATCCTTCAATTAGCGAACCTATTATGCAATGTGGCACAATGGTTGTTGCTGGTATTGTTGGTGGAGCTGCTTCGGTGGTTTCTGGACTTATAGGGATGGGAGCGGCTAAAAAAGCAAGACGACAAGCAGCAGCGGACGCAGCTAAAAGACAAGCCGAACTTAACTCATTAGAGCAAAATAGGCAAGCAATCATAAACCCATACGCTAATGTGAAAGACTTAAGTGGATTAGCAAAAGACCTATCTGGTATGGTAAGTAATCCTTATGCTAATTTAGGAGTTGCGACGCAAGCCGCAAAGTTTCAAGCTGAACAAACAGATTTGTCGTTAGCATCAACATTGGACACTTTAAAAGAAACAGGGGCAAGCGCGGGTGGAGCAACTGCATTAGCACAAGCCGCTTTACAAGCTAAGCAGGGTATTGCAGCAAGCATTGAACAACAAGAAGCTGCTAATGAAAAATTAAAAGCTCAAGGTCAACAACAGTTAGAACAATTACAAATGTCTGAAGCTGGCAGAATACAAGGCGTTCAAATGTCAGAAGCGGGTAGAATGCAAGAAGCTGACGTTGCAGGTAGACAATTTGTTTACGGACAGCAAGAAGCAAGGGAACTAGCTAAAATGGACAGAGTTGCCGGGCAGTTAAGTAATGCACAAGCAAGAGAAGCTCAAGCAAGAGCAGATCAAACAGGAGCATTAACAGGTATGATTGGGGGTATAACATCAACAATAGGATCGATGGCTAGCTCAGGTGCATTCTCAAAAGGAACAACACCGACTAAAGATTATTCTAATACGTTTAAAGCATCAAATTATAAAATAGACTAAATGGGAGCATATTCAAATCCACAAGAAGTAGTAGATACTCAGACAGGCCAGTATTTTCAGAACCTTCAAAATACAATATCGCAAACAGTAGCAGGTGTTGCATCTTCATACAAAGCTGAGGCTGAGCGCAGGAAAAAAGAAGACGAAGAGAATAAGAAAAAACTAGATGCTATTGTTTTAAAAGCTGAGAAAGAGTCTTTAGCAATGTACAATGATGTTAACAAATTGTCGCAAGCTAAACCTGGTGTTAACTTTAAAGAAGCATTAAATCCTTTTGTTGAAGAAACCTCAAAACTTAATATAGCTCTTGACACCGGAGCATCAATTGACAGGCAAGGAGACTTACAAAAGATAGCAGATTATAAAGGCACAGTAGACTATATACAAGGAGACATTGTTAATATAAGCGCTGACGCTGAAGGTTTTTATGACAAAGTTAAAAAAAGAGGGCGTATGGGTGGTCTTGCAACGGATCTGGACCTAAATAAGGCGGATGATGTAGAAGGGTACCTTGGTTTAATAAATAAAATAGACGCTAAAACACGTATAAAAACTAATTTGCAAAAGCCTTCTGAGCGCACATGGTTAGTTAAGATTGGTGATAAAGAAATACCATTTGACGGGGCTACAATTCAAAAAATACACGACAATAATAGTGAATTATTTACAATAATACCGGACACTACGGACAATATGCTTAAGTTAGTCCAAGATAGCGGTGTTTATGAAATTAAAATGGAGCAAAATAGTAAAGGCGAATCAATACCTACTATTGGCTATATTAAACCAGAATACTTAGGCCCTATTGAAAAAGAGCCTTCTAAGTCTACAGTTCCTGGTAAACAAGTAAATCAGCTTAAGCAAAAAGTAAAAATAGATGAAATAAAAGCAAAAATATTTCCAGCTGCAAAAGTGCAAGCAGACGGAATACTAAGCAATCCAAGGGAAGCCCAAGCGTGGTACAATGATATTGCCGTAGACGCCTTAAAATTAAAAAATAAGGTAACAGCTGCTCGCTTACTTGATGATGCTGGAAAATACGACTTTTATAAAGCCTACCTAGATTACGCTCTTTTGCCTCTTAAGGAATACCAATATGTTATGAATACACCCGGAGATATTGCAACTGAAACAATTGATACAAAACCGGCTAGGACTAAAACTACTAGCCCTACCACAAATAGTGGTAAAAACAAACAAAAAGACACGCAGGAAGAATTACAAAAAAAAGCAGAAGATTTGAAAGCAAAGTTGCAAATAAATAATAAAAACAAATAATTTAAACAAAACAATATGTTTGAATACTTACTCCCTGATGGGACCGCGTTGCCAGAGAACGAAGTAATAAAACTGGCTATACAAAAAGGATTAACAAAAGAAGATTACGTTAAAAGGAATAAGTTATCCTTAAGACCTAAACAGAAGAAAGCTCCGGCTAAGCCAGATAGGATATTAGAGAATATTAATAAATATAATGCTCCAAAAACAGTAGGTCCCAAAGAAAAAAAATACGAACCTGTTGTTCTTGGAAAGCAGGAAAGTGTTGGTGATTACTTGACTGGAGCGTTAAGGACTGAAAAATCTGTAGCAAAAACGTTTAGTGTTGAAGAGGAAGAAGGTAAAAAAGTATTAGAAAAACTTTACGCTGGGATACCAGGCTTAACTTTTGAAGAAACGACTTCTGCATCTTTTGGCGATATAACAAACATGTTTGATGCTGTTAAAGCTGTATATATTGATCCAGTTACAGGAAAAAAAATTGAGTCAGCTCCATTACAATTTGACATTAATGTTATGAATGCCTCTGAAAAAGAACGTCCTAAATTAGTAAAAGCTAACGCGGATATTCTTAAAGACTTTTTTAACAAAAATTTAAAAAACGTAGATCTTGGTAAAAATAAATATTTAAAAGGATTAGCGGAATTAGAATACAATAAAGAGATTAACAACGCTATAACTCCAGAATTTAGAGCAAAAGTTGATGAAGAATTTGACGCCCCAGATTTATTTGCTCCAAGAAAAGAACAAAAAGTTTCTATGGCTGCGACTGGTCAGGCTGCAATGGGTGGAACTGGTTATACTACAACAATAGTTAAGCCTTATGAAAATGAATTAAAAAGATCAAAATTAAAAGTATTAGCAGATAACCCAGGTATATCACAAAAAGATTTAGATATACAAGCTGATAAGCTTACTAGAACGTTATTAAAAACAAAAGCTTTTAATGAACAAAAGTCCTTAGTTGCTGAAAAAGTAATAAACAATAATCCTGATATGCAATCTACTTTATACGTGGGTTCATTATTAGCAAATCAGGCAGCTGTAAAAGTTCAGAATAAGAACATCGTAAAATTAGAGTTAGCAAAAAAGAATGCCTCCACTATAAACGGGTTAGCGTCAGATTGCAAGGCTATATTAGAGGGTAAGTATAAAACAGAAGATGAGGCTATCGCTATAGCTAATAAATTCGCTAGCTTAGGAATACAAATGGATCAGACCCAAACTGAGTTAGTTACTTTAAAGAACGGTAATCAAGTTAGCAAAGGCTTTTTTGACGCTTATAACAAGCTGAAAGAAGAGTACTCTGCTAATAATCTATATGCTCAAAATGTACTCAAAGAGCAAGCCAATAACTTACAAAAGTTAGAAGATTCAGATATATTTGCATCAGCAGCGTCAAAAAATTATGACTTAAGCGAAAAATACTTAGGGACTATTGGATTAGGCTTTTCAGATCTTATGGTTGGCGGAGGCTATTTTGCGGCTAAAGTGCTAGATAAGGTTACTCCATTTTCGTACGCTGGCAATGCTATTTCAAAAATGATATACGGCGATGAAGCAGAAACATCTTCTGAAAGGTTAGATAAATGGGCTGTAGGTTATAATAAAGCAGTAACCGATATTAGGGATTCCTATACCAGAGATGTGTCTTTTGACGATGCCTTCGCAACCCCCTCAAACTTTGGAAAATTTGCTGCTCAAGAAATTTCAACACAAATACCTATATTAACAGCAATGGTTGCTAGTGGTGGAATAGCCGGAGGCAGCGCAGCTATGATAGGAGTTACTTCTGCAGGTTCTAAAATGGCTGATATGCAAACTGAAATTGCACGAGGGTCCGCTGATTATTCAGCCCCAGAAATATGGTTGAAGTCAATTGGGTATGGTGCATCGGAGATAGCATTTGAGTCTTTAACAACAATTCCAATTTTAAAAAGGGCTAAAATTGCTTTAGGCAAAGGTGGAGCAGAGGACGTTATTGACAATGGAATGAGAGCTTACTTTAAAAGCAAAACTCCGGGCTTTGTATTTGATCAATTCTTAGAGGCTGCTGGAGAAACTGGAACACAAGTTACACAAAATATTATAGATGGTAATCCACTTATGCAGAATGTGGATCACGCCGCGTTTTCAGGTTTTGCAATGGGTACTGTTATGTCCGGAGTTCCATACACTCACGGATTGTATTTGTCTGCATTTTCAGATTATAATTCCAAAAGCAATATACGAAAATTACAAAAAGAGCAAAGCGCTCTAGGTAAACAATTTGAAGCAGCTACTAAGAAGTCACAGAAAAAAGCTATTAGTTCTTTAATGACTCAGAAAGACGCTGAAATAACCGCTGCAATTGAAAAGCAACAAAAATTAGTAAATAATAATTTAAGAGCTGGAGTTGCTGAAAATATTATAAAAATAGAGAGTAAAAAGGCTGAATTGCAAAATGAGGCTAAAGATATACTAGATAATAAGGATATATCAACAGAAGTAAAAGATCTTTTAATACAGGATTTAAGAGGTAAATTTAATAAGCTTAATAGCATAAAACAAAGCGCTTTAGACCCTGTGAATATGATGCAGGATATTTCTAAATTCGTTGTTTTAGAAGCTAGCGATCCTCAAAGATATGAAGATTTAATTAGTAGAGCAACAGTAAGTTTAAGTTCTACTTTAAAGCCGTCTGAGGATAATATAAAAAAGACGGCTTATGATTTATATTTAAAAGAGGAGATTGATACTAATATTAACAACGCTAGTAAAGTAGAAGGTGCTAATCTTAAAGTTTATAATACTAAAAAAGAGGCTTTAGCGGCTGTAAGAAATGATGAAAATATAAGTGATGCTGACAAAGCTACCATTATAGAAGAAGTATCTCTTGGCGCTGACGGTTATGCTGACGCTGCAAATCAAACGCAAGTGGTTATTAAGGAAAACATGTTTAATAACCAACGAACTCAGATTGCATCACATGAAATAGGTCATTACGTTTTTGATAAAATATTTGCTAGCAACCCAGAGGCTTTTATACCTATTGCTAATCAATTATTAGAGACTACAAAAAAAATAGATAAAAAACTATATGACAAATTAGTTAAAGATACTGAAAAAGGTGATGATAATAAATTAAAAGCAACAGAGGTTGTATCTAGATTTTTAGAGTTAGTTTCTAAAGACGATATTAGTTTTGCTGAAAAAAGTGACGGATTTCTGTCAGGATTATTTGGGTCAATGGTCCAAAGACAATTTGCTAAGCAGTATGACTTTGATTTTAAGGGGCAAACAGACATGTTTAACTTTGTTGTTGGCCTTGGTAAAAAAATTAAAAGCGGCGAGCTAACCCTTAAAGAAATTGAAGCGGCGTCGGAGTCAAAAGTTGTCGAACAAGCCAGCAATTTAGCAAAAACAAAAACTTACGGAAAAATATCAACATCAGATATAACGCCTACAGTGTTTTCAAAAGCAGCGGTAGAAGAAATTCAAAAGAAAATAGACAAATTAGAGGAACAATATGATAATGACCAAATTGAGTATGACTATTACGAAAACCAAATTAAGCTTTACGAAGAACAATTAGAGAAAGCAAAATTACAACCTGAAGTTGAAAAACCTAAAACAGAAAAGCCAAAAGCTGTTGGAACGGAAGAGTCTTCTGTTAGAGAGGTAATAAAAGAGAATAAAGGAAAAATATCTTCAGACAAAGTACAAGAAATATATGAAAAAAAGGGTACAGAAGGAGCTTTAGATATAATAAAACTATTTAAGCCAATCACGTCTCGCATTGTAGACAAACGTAGAGATGCTCCAGGGTTTTCAGAACCTGACTTAACCTATGAAATAGAAAATGGTAAAGGCGGTATATTAGAATTAATAATGAAATACAACCCTGAAGAGGGTGTTCCATTAGCTGCGTATATCAATAAGTATTTACCGGTTAGAGCTATCACTGCTTCTAGACGTGTATTAGATAAAGAATTCACTAGCGATGTTGAAGCCGAGGTTAATGTTAAAGCTACTGAAACGGCTGATCAAGGAATGACGGTTAATGCGCCTGAGAAACCTAAATATAAAAACGCATTAGAATCAAATATTCTTGAACCTAATGTTTTAGATAGTGCTACAAAGAAAATCATAAGCACTGTACGGTTACTTAAAAACCGTATAGATGCTCCGGTTACATTAAATAGAACAGTAACTCCATTGATTGCTGAAATACGTGATGAAATTGGAAAACAACTTGACATCGACATAAAAACAATGCTAGGTGGTAAAAAAGACGGTGTTCTTAGAAGTCAACTTTTAAAAGCTAAACGTTATATTCTTGAGAATATGACTACAACATGGTTGATGGGTAAAGACGGACAAGGAGGTATACCTCAAGCTATCCAGAAGCAGATTGATGGCAAATGGGTTAGTTTTCCTGATTGGGTTGGTAAAAAGATAGACCGTGAGACAACGTCAACTGACCTTGCCGGAAGGACCTCTGGGGCTGAATTAGTTAGAAGATTGCCTAATGTATTTAACAATGTTTCTAACGAAGAATTTTTAGCGCAAATAATTGGACCAGACGGAAACCCTATTAGAGGTAGAAAAGAGTCTGTTTCTAAAGCAATGGCTGAAGAAATAGCGTTTGATATTATTAATGCCGACTTAGCTGATCAGGGTCCAATATTTGAAGCTTTTACAGCTAACCAAGAGAGACTCGGTGTTGAGCTTGCTAGTAATGTAGTAAATGATTTTATTAGGCAATCAGAGAGAGGAAATATAAAATTCTCTAAAACATTAATGCAGCAGTTAAATTTAAAGCAGACTGAGTTGGCTAATAATATATCTATAAATGGAAAAATGAATCTTAGTAACATAAGATTAGCATTAATAAATACCTTCCCTAATTGGGAGAAAAAAGATATTGACTTTGTAGCAGTGAAACTTACGCCTTCTATGATAAGCGCGTCTAAGCAAATTAAAACAAAGAAAAAATCGCTGCCAAAGGATTTATTGAGTAATGTTGTAGAAAATGTTGCGAATTCCTTCGACGACGGCGTAGCAATGCGAAATAAATTTAATTCAAATATATCTGTCGCAGAGTTCTTTAGAAATCCGCTATATAGGGCTGACCTAAGAGCGCTGGATCTAGGTTTTAGTGAATTCATATTAAGCAAATTCGGAAAGGAAGAGGGATTGGATATGCTAAGTTCATTATGGTCTCCTACTGTAGCGGGTAAAACAACAAACGGCCAAAAAGCTCCCGCTTCAATATATAATGGTGTTAACGACTTTAATCAGCATCTAGAAGCATTGCAGCGTAATACAGGAGACGGTAAAGTAATTGATATAACCCAAAAATATAAAAAAAATAATACAATATTCAATAATAATTTTGACGGAACTTTTGATAAAGCTAAAGATAAATTAAAATCAGATAAAGCAAAAGAATTATCTATATTAGCTGCTGAATGGTTCTCAAAAGAAATACTTAAAGAGGATAACACCTACGGGCCAGAACATTTAGCCGCTATTTATACTTTATTCATAAAAGAAAATAATAGTGCTCTTAGGTCAGCTGCGCCGGTCGTTGGTACTATAGTAGATAAAAGGATAAAGGATATTAAAAAATATGACTATGATCATTCCAAACCCGTAAGTTATGTAGCTAGAAGACTTGCCGATAAATTTGTTTACGGGTTAGACGTTGATTTAGACCTATTATTTAAAGATTACGAGGTAACTATAATACCTAAAACAGTTAGCAAAAAGTTATCAAAATTAGGGTTGCAATCAATGATGCCTTTAAATTACGTTGAGGGATCAGGTAATGCTGTCAGAATTAATTCGGCAACTATACAGGCTATAGACAGGTATGAAGAGTTTGTTAATAATATAGATGTTAAACAACCAATAATTGAAAATGCTGTAGCTAAGTCATTACCATTTTCTAAAACGCCAAAAGGTATATCTGTTTTTGATTTTGATGATACAGTTGGTATTACCAGTGGAAGTGTGCTATACACAATGCCTGGTGATCTAATGGTTTACCATGGCGCACCAAAAGGTAAAGACGTAACAAAAATCAGTGACAAAGGAGTTAAGTTCTTTGCTACTGATAAGCGTGAAGCTGATGAGTATGCTCGTATGAATTCAGGTGTTACTCAAGAGTTTTTAATAAATGAGTCTGACTTAGCGAATGAAGATACTATTATTGAAAAAATTAATGAACTAGGATTAAAACCAAAGAATAAAGAGTTTGAAGTAGAAGATGCTTCTTTCTATGAATTAATAGACACTAGATTTGAAGAGTCGCTAAGTAAAGCGGATATAACAAAACTATTTGATGCGCTTAAGAAAGACGGAATAAAAGCAATAAGTTATAGTGATGGAGCTCAAGTAAGCGGTAGATCTACAACCAGTATTGCTGTAATTGATCCGTCTATAATAGCTGCTCCTAAAAAACTTAATGCAGAGGAGTTCGCTAAAAATGGATCAAAACTATTAGAGGACGGTGCTGTGTTTGACTTTTCTGAATTTAGCAAAGTTGTTGACGGTAAGCCAGGGCCAATGGTTCAAAAGATGAAAAAGATGATTGGTAAATTTGGACCTGATAATTTCTTTATTCTTACTGCTAGACCAGCAGATGCCGCAGGACCAATACATGAGTTCCTAAAGTCAATAGGCATTAATATACCATTAGAGAATATAACCGGGTTAGGTAATAGTACCGCGCAGGCAAAAGCTGACTGGATAACTAACAAAGCAGCTGATGGATATAATGATTTTTATTTTGCTGACGATGCAATACAAAACGTTAAAGCGGTTAAAGATGCTTTAGATGTGTTAGATGTTAAATCTAAGATACAACAAGCAAAACTTAAATTTAGTAAAACTATAAGCTCTAATTTTAATAAGATATTAGAAGAGAATGTTGGTGTTAAAGCTGAAGAAACATTCTCTGCTATTGTAGCAAAACGTAAGGGTAAAGCAATTGGTAAATATAGATTCTTTGTTCCACCGTCTGCAGCCGATCTAGAGTTGTTAATATACGACTTCTTGGGGTATGGCGAAACAGGGGAAAGACAACAACAGTTTTTTAACAAAGCATTGTTTGAACCATACGCAAATGGTATTGCTTTAATCGATGCTGCTAAACAGTCCATTAAGAATGACTATAAAGCATTGTTAAAAGCATTTCCTGAGGTAAGCAAAGAATTAGGTAAATTAACTCCTGACGGAAACTTTACGTATGATCAAGCTATTCGTGTTTCAATGTGGGCCGGCATGGGTGAAGAAGTACCTGGAATATCTGAGGATGAGGTTAAAGAACTAAATATGTTTGTTAACCAAAACCCAGACTTAGCTGCTTTTAAAGCTGGATTAATTGCTACTGGCAGACAAGATGCAGGCTGGGTTGCTCCTACAGAATACTGGGATAGCGAAAGTATAGTTTCTGATTTACATAATATAACTGATAAAGTAGGTAGAAAGAAATACTTGGCTGAATTTATAGAGAATTCTAAAGAGATGTTTTCAAAAGAAAATCTTAATAAGATTGAAGCAATATACGGATCAAATTTTAGAGACGCTTTAGAAGATTCTATTTATAGTATGGCTAACGGCACGAATAGGGAATCCGGTCCTGGCAGAATAAATGCAGCATGGTTAAATTGGATTAACAATTCAACTGGGGCTATAATGTTTTGGAACACTAGATCAGCTGTATTGCAAACTATTGGATCAATCAACTATTTGAACTGGAGAGATAACAATCCTTTGAATGCGGCAAAAGCATTTGCAAATCAACCACAATATTGGAAGGACTTCGCTTATATCTGGAACTCAGATAAAATGAAAGAGAGAAGATCTGGGTTAAAAGAGGATGTTAGTTCTTCTGAAATAGCGAATGCTGCAGCGGGAACAACAAGTAAAGCTAATGCTATTATATCATACTTATTAAAGAAAGGATTTTTACCAACACAAATTGGAGATAGTTTTGCTATTGCTTCTGGAGGTGCTACGTTTTATAGAAATAGAATTAACTATAATTTAAAACAAGGAATGACGGAAGCTGAAGCTGAGTCTGAAGCATGGAAAGAGTTTTTAAAAGTGACTGATCAAACGCAGCAATCAGGTGATCCAAGGGACATATCTCAACAACAAAGAAGCGCTGCGGGAAGATTAGTATTAGCTTTTCAAAATACATCTATGCAACAAGCTAGATTAGTTAAGAAAGCAGGCTTAGATCTTGTAAACAGAAGAGGAGACGCTAAAACAAATATATCTAAAATAGTATATTATACTGCAGTTCAGAATATTATATTTGGCGCTTTGCAAAATGCTTTATTTGCTACGATATTTAGCGATGATGATGAAAAAGAAAAAGAGAAGAAAAATCAAACCGCAAAAGACAAATGGTTGGACATCGGTAATAACATCGTAGATACTATATTGCGTGGATCTGGTATGGCAGGGGCTATTGTAGCAACACTTAAAAATGTTTACTTAAAGTATAACGAAGAAAGTAAGAAAGGTTTTAAAGCTGAGTATGCTAAGGTATTGATAGAGGCGGCTAACGTTGCACCAGCAATAGGATCTAAAATATCTAAGGGCTTTGGAGCAATGCGTACAGCTGAATTTGAAAAAGATGTTATTGCTAAAAGAGGCTGGAGTGTAACTGCTAATGGTAAACTAAATTTAAGCCCATCATATTCCGTATTAGGACAGGGTGTTGAAGCAACAACAAACTTACCAGCAAATAGATTTGTGAACAAAGTTAACAACTTAAGCGAAGCATTAGATTCTAGAAATAAATCATGGCAACGCATTGCATTAGCGATTGGGTATACTCCTTACACTGTTGGTGTTAAAAACGAAGAGAACGAAACTATAAAAGCTGAAGCTAAGGTATTTAAAAAGCAGGAAGGTTTAAGAAAAGCTGAGGAGACAAGGAATATGACTAGAGATAGCCTTAATAACTTATCTTTCGATGAATTTAAAGCCTACGTTCTAAAAAAGAAAATGGAAAAGATAGCTAGAAAAGATAGTATAAATAACTTACCAAAACCAGAGTTAGATAAATACTTGAAAAATAAAAAGCTTTCTGAAGAGTTTTCTCAAAAGCAAAAAGACATGCTAGAATTAATAAAGCTTGATAGCTTAACTGGATTGTCTCGCGACGAATATCAAAATTATCTTGATATGTTAGAAGATAAAAAAGAACTTGCTAAGATAGAAAGAAAGATTACCAAGTTGAAAAAAGAACAAAGAAGGAACATATATAAATAGGCAACATACCTAACGTTCCAAAATAAGAAAGGGGACCTCGTAATGAGAATCCCCTTTTCTTTATTTATGTTCATTTTTTATTGATGTTCATTAACAACGAACATAATTTTGTAATGAACACTAACCGTCACAACTAACACAGCCTTCATCCATAGCTTTGGCGGCTATATCGCCACGTAAAACGGATTCAGTACGCATGTAATATAAAGTCTTAACTCCTTTTTTCCATGCATTCATGTGAACACTATTAATCCATTTTGGTGTTGCTTCGCTTGGAAAAGCTAAATTCAAACTAACTGCTTGGTCAATATACTGCTGTCTCAAGCCTGCTTGATTAACTAATTCAAGTTGATTAATTTCTTTAAACGTCTTAAAAACATCTTTAGCCGGAACGTCGTGAGCACAGAATACATTCTCAAGTTCATCAATGCCCTGTACCGATCCTCCGTCTTCCAAAATCTTATTCCAAATTTCATCTGTATTTAATTTATGTTTCTTTAATAACTTAACTAAGGTTGGATTTTTTCTGATAAATGTTCCTTTTGCGCTTTGTTCAGTGAACACGTTTGCTGCCCACGGCTCAATACCTGCTGACACATTGCCAGATAATTTACTATTACTAACGGTAGGAGCCAAGGCCCTAAGATGAGTATTTCGCATACCAGTACCAACGCACCATAAAGGTTCGCCATATACTTCTGCGAGCGCTCTACTAGCACGTTCGCTTTCGATTTTGATTTGCGAAAATATTTTTCTAGTTTCATACTGCGATAGCAACCCTTCGAATGGCAATCCTTTCTCTTGCAAATATGTATGCCAACCAAGCACTCCAAGGCCAAGGGCTCTCCCTTTTGTTGCAGATCTGACTGCGTTTTCAAACCCACGTAATCCTTTAGCTCGTTGTATGAACTCTTCCATGACTCCGTCCAAGAACCATATTGAGTCATAAATGAGGTTTGTATCTTTCCATTCTTCATATTTTGCTAAATTTAATGATGATAAACAACAAACAAAACTATGTGTTTCGTCTGTATGCAATGTTATTTCACTGCATATATTAGTCATGTGGACTTTTAATCCGTTTGTTTTGTATGCTTGCGGATTTGCCTTATTAACATTTCCTTTAAACATGATATACGGTTCTCCAGTCGATTTTCGCTTTCTAAGAAGTTTACTCCATCGATCTCTAGCCTTTGCATCTCCTTGCTCAAGTTTACGCATAAACTTATCGCCAACAATTGCGCATTGATGTAAATTAAGCGATTGTCTGTTGACATCTCCTTTGGGTTCGCGGATTTCAAGCCATTCTTCAAAATCCGGGTGTTCAATATTGATATTAACCGACGCTGCTCCGCGTCTAACAGCCCCTTGATTAGTTGCAAGGATTGTTGAATCATAGATTTTACAAAATGGCACGACTCCGTCTGATGTTCCATTGCCTGTTATTTTTGCGCCAGCGGGTCTTATTTGATTAATACCGATACCAACTCCACCGCCGTGCTTAGCGAGTAGCATCATCTCTAAATTTTTTGTACCAATATCTTGAATACTATCTGCAACATCAATTCCAAAACAACTAATAGGCAATCCTCGATCTGTGCCTGTATTAGACAGCACAGGAGAAGCTAAACATAGCCAACCATTCCAAATGTATTCAAAAAACTTTTCAGTCAGTTCTGGCTTGTATAAACGCCTCGCTACAGTTTTAGCAACACGCATGTAAGCGTCTCTTGGCGTTTCGTCAAATATTAAATAACCGCCTGTTATTGTTTTCTTATATACATCGGTATCACCCCAAACAGGAAAATCTACCCCTTTAACCCATTCATTATTCCACATCAAGTTCTAACTTTTTTTCTTCTTGTTTAGTAATTAAATCTGCTTTCAATTTTTCAATAGCCGTAGGATATTCAGACATGTTCTTTACTGTTTCCAATGTGCCAATTGATAAATCCCTAATGTTGTTTATCTCGTTTATAACTTGCTGCATTACCCTTGATAAAGCATCAATCTTATTTTTCATTTCTACTAATGACTGTTCTTTCATTTTATTATTTTTTAATTACCATATATTTTCATAGTCCTCATTTTCGCCTGCTTTACTGTAATCTGTAGATCTTATTGCAAAAAAGTCTGTATGTGTATGACCACCGGTTAGATGGTAAAACCAATCTAAATTTGCTGCAGCATCTTTATCATACGGAAAATGATCCTTTAATTCTGTATAACCTAACTCAACTAATTTTTCGTTTGCTCGTTTTTTAATGAAGTGTTTTAAGTCTAATGCTTTAATACCTTCAATATCACCCATCTCAAACATTTTATTAATATAAGCAGTTTCCAGTTCTATCATCGTATCAGCGGCTTGTATTATATCTTTTTTGCATAAGTGCAATAATTGTGTGTTTTCTCTGCACATATCGCGAAATAATTTACAACCCATTCTGCTATGTAATGATTCATCACGTACACTCCATTTCATTTGTTGGCCGATACCTTTTAATAGATTTCTCATTTGAAAAGAATATAATACAGCAAAAGCAGAATAAAGGCTAACCCCTTCAGCAAAGGCACTAAACACAGCAAGAGACTTAGCAATCCCAGCGTGAGAGTTACCTTCATATCCAACCAAGTTGTTAAACCTTTCAGCCGTTGCAGGCTCGTGTAAAAAAGCTTTGTAATCTTCAAGTCCAAGTGTTTCATTTAAATAACTATAAGCAACAGCGTGAATAGTCTCTTGCGATCCAAACATCATAGCCATTTGCTGTATCTCGTGTTTAGGAAACCAACTAACGACTTTTTGTGTCCAATAATCTGAAACTGCACATTCTGTTTGAGCAAAACCCAGTAGAATATTTCCTACCAGATTCTTTTCTTTTTCATTTAATTTTTCATTCCAATCTTTTAAATCTCCAGACATACTAATTTCAGTATGCAGCCACATCGCCTGTGCTTGTTTAAGCCAGCCTTCAGTATAGTAGTCCGGATATTCAAAAGGTTTATATTCAATCCTCTTATCAAATAATCCCATATTTTTTATTAAATTGTTGCTTAATGAATTCTAATAGATGTTCCATAGTCTCAAAAACATAAGGTATAGGTCTAGCTGTACCATTATGCCTATAATCCTGCAAATATACTTCAAATCCATTCATTACTTTTTCTACTGTAAGTCTACTTATTATCTCTTCCATATATTTTTATTTATCTATTTCAAAAGCAATATCTACAAATGGCAAATACAATACATGCGTTGTATATGTCTCTTCCTCATAACTTCTTATTCCAAATAAGATTCCTGGATAAAATCCAATAGTTAAACTCCAATATTTATCTTCCTTGCCCTGCATATTTTTTGACATAATTTTTACTTGTTTTACTGTTACTATTTTTTGTTTTTGAATGAATTCCAGGTCTGTTTACTTTGTTAATCTTTTTAGATCCAACTTCTTGTTTAGCCATCTATTTTATATTTTTCTCGCATTTTTAATATATCCTTGTATTTAACTTTACCGTTAACAGTGAAAGACCATTTAACCCATTTATCAAATTGCCTTTCAGCATAGTTTTTTAAAGCTAACCTTCTTGATTCTCTATGATTAGCTGCACTGTCTTGTTGCATTGATCTTGATTTTGTGGTTTATATAATGTTCTTGTGTCATTGTTATCGTGCATCCATTTTTTAAATAATTTCCAACGTAGCGGAAAAGATTCATTAGCCCTGCCCTTTGTTTCTATTATAAACTTACGACCAATAAAGTCTGGTGTATATTTTAGGTTGAGTACTTTTTTGTTGCCACGATCCTCAAAGCTTCCAAGACCATTGGATTGTTTTTCAAAGCATTTGTTCTGAAATTGAAAACTAGGGACGAGTTCAAAAGTATGTGATTCATATTGAGCTTTTATATTGTTATCCTTTAATACTTTATACATATACTTCTCAAGTCCAGAAGAAAAGGTGATGCCGTCATACACCACCTTTTTTGCTACTACTGGTCCTTTTTTTCTACTTGCTTTTTTCATTAAAACTTATGAATTATCCCAGCCGCTAACTGCTTCATAACTAACCTCAGCGCGTTTAATCATTGCTTCTTGTTCTAAATCTGTTAGCTCTTCTTTTAAACGTTGTATATATAACACAGCATCCATTAACTCTTCTTGCAAATGATTAGCCCATTCTCGCAAATCTGACTTGTCATCTCGTAAAGTTTTGCCGTATTTTGCAAAACCAACATCTGACCTGCTTATAAACTTGTCTACTACAGCTTCAACAACAGGATCTCTAAATTCAATTTCTTTTTTTCTCATTATAGTGTGGCTTTATTTAGCATGTCGTTAGTTCCTGTATATTTACCGAACGTATCATTATTTACTGTATGTGTATGCCATATACCACTAGTATTTGGCGCTAACAAAGTATCTTCTTTCACAAAAGTGCCATTCTGCATTGATCCTTTACGATTCTTGATTTCATTATAGGCAGCTTCAATACAGTCTTCTATATTCAAATTTTTCATTACTGCCAAATTAGTTAATACAACAACACAATCTCCTATTGCATCAATAATTTCTTGTTTGTTATTTTTTAGTATTGCACTTGATAATTCGCCGACTTCTTCTTGAAGTTTTAAACATTGTGTTTTTGCATCTCCTGACGTATATATACCTCGTTCACTAGCCCATTGCCTAATTAAATTATATATATTACCATCTACTTTAGTTTTACTTTCTGCTTTTGGCTGTTCTGCTGTTTTAGAAAACTCATGCAAAGCTTTGTTGTATATATAAGATCTACCGGCTCTAAACATAGATACGTGGGCGTTCTTTGAAATCCAATCTGCTACCTCTGGTGTTAATGTATAACTACCAAAGTTCGTTTCAAATTTTATTCCCAAGTTGTCAAACAAGTTACCTTTTAACTTGTTAACCGGACACGGAAATGTTGTTGTTTGTTCTGTTACGTTTAATTGCATTTTCTGTTTTTTAATTAAATTTTTATATGATTGTCTGTCTACCTCGTAGCCGTAGATAGGTTGAAGTTCTAATTCTCGCGCTGATATATAATCTATATCTTCACTTGAATCTAGAACTTCGTATTCTCCAGGCTGGTACCCTTGTTGTACCGTTAATCTATCTTTAAGATTACGCGTCACTCCTATTTTTTTACCAAATATATGATACAAATAATAAATTCTTTTTGCCATAATGTTTACTTATACAGCTACTGTCGCTGTGATTACTGGTCCATGTTTATAACCAATTAATTCTAATAGATTACCATCTAGTTTATATCTAGGCAATTTAAAGTTGTCTTGTCCTAGATATTCTTGAACCGCTTCTATTTGGTTATTGTATATATGAGCATCGACTATTTGTATATCTAAAGTATTTGCTTCTAATCCAGTTTGATCAGCTACATATAATAGTATTCTAGTAAACAAAGCAACGTCATAAGGCACACCTAAGAATAAATCACCAGATCTTTGTACAACAAACATGTTCAGCTTACTGTTCTTTACAAAGAATTGGAAATACAAATAACACGGAGGTAAAGCCATTTGATCTTGCTGAGCTGGATTCCATAATGATATGATGTGTCTACGGCTGTCTGGATCAGTCCTTAATGATTTTATTACGTTTCGCATTTGATCTATATTTTGGTTGTTAAAATTGCGCATTTGATGCCCATAAACTGGTCCAAGATCTCCATTCTCATCTGCCCAAGCATCCCATATCTTTACGCCAGCATCTTTAAATCTTTTAATGTTTGTTTCACCAGCCATAAACCAATCAAACTCTGTATCAAATATCTTCTGTGACATTTTTCTACCAGTTATTATAGGAAAATACTTTGAAACATTAATGGTTAAACCTATGTTGAATATAGATAATGACCCAACGCCTGTTCTGTCGTCTCTTTTAGTTCCGGTAAGTAAACAATACCTTAAGAAATGTTTATATTGTGATTCATAATCTCCAGTCATATTAGAATAATTTTAAGTTTTCGTTAATTACTTTTTCTTTTTTAACCTTTTGCTCTACAGCTTTTGGTTCTTTTTTAATTTCTTCTTTTGTGTACTTGCTATAGTAATAAAGATAGTAATTGTATATTTGTTTCCAGATTTCAACTTTTTCATAAGTAACTGGGCTTTTATTTATTTTACCATTTATAGAAACTATAACATACCATTCAGTAGTTGATTTAGCAAAGGCAGATATACAGATACTATTATGCACACACCAAATCATTGCTGCTCGCTCTTTATCTTTTGGTATATAATTACCCATTGTAATCTCACCTTTCTTTTTAGTTCCACTACCCATTTATTATTAGAATTTCCAATCCCAATTCTTCAATAGTTTTTTTACTTCTGCCCATTCTTGTATATCTTGACTCTCAGGATCATTGATTATCATCAATATAGTTTCCGCTAAATAAATAGCATTTAATACTCCTAATTGTTCTACTAATTCTTCTGATTTTTCTTTTGGTGTCATATTATTTTTTTTTTAATTTATTCCCATGGCATGCGGTCTTCTGAATTTACTGCTGGCTCATGTGGTAAGAAGCAACCGCTTTGACTCTCCCACTTGAAATGGCATTCAGCACCATTCTCGCCTAAGTTTTGAAACTTACATTTTAAGACTTTAACTTTAACAGTTTTATCTTCATAGTTTCTATGAACTAATAAACCATGATAAGAAGCATCATACCATTCACCACCACCTTTAATGTTGTACATGGTTGGCTCTTCAATCTTACCGCTGCTATCTTTATACATTTTAGTTGGATGTGCAACAATCATTACTAATACATCGTACTTCTTAGCAAATATCTCAATCTTAGTCAAGTATTCTAATGTATAAGCATTGACATCAGCAGACTCAGCATTCATGTCTCTAACTTTGTTAAATGGATCTATAACAAGACATTTAATACCTTTACGCTTAACTAGCTCAGCACCTTTCTTTAAAACAGAATCTAATGTATATCTTTCCATGTCAATGAAAAAGTAATTATCATTAACGTGATCAGCTACTTGATTCCACTTATCAGATTTAATATCTTCAACACCCGGCATGCCTTGCCAGGTTTTACGCATTAACTTGTGCGCGTGTAAATACGTTGGAGTATTCTCTGGCGACGCATAAGCGGTCTTCCAACCATAGTTTGCATTATAACCAATAACCATCTGATCAACAAAATCAGACTTACCAGAACTAGGTATACCGGTAACAGTAATGAACTGGCCAGTATACGTAGAAAATATACTGTCGAAATTATCCAGTCCAATTTGGAATCCTGGTTTAAATCCGTTTCTGACAAAATCTGTAACCTCGTCTTCGATGTCTCTAAAAGTTGTAACATTTTCAAGCGGAACCGGCTTGGCTCTTGAAATTCTTTGTGATAGTGCTTCTTTTCCATATTTAATTAAGTATTCGTTTGCGTCTTTACAATCATCAAAAGTTGCAATATAACACATTTCTGATCCAAGTCTTCTGACTAGCTCAGTTTGTAGTGCTTGACCTGCGGGGTCTGAATCAACAGCAATTATTATCTTTTGTTTATCTTCAAAATAATCAATACAATTATCTAGGTATTCAAGATTGTTTGAGTTAAGCGTTGCGCCGTTTGGTACAGATATAACATTAGTGATCCCGGACTCATGCAAGGCAAGGACATCCATTTCGCCTTCAACAATGACACAATACTCAAAACCAACAATGCTATTAATATTGTAAAAAACCTTTTCAGCCCCTTTATATAATTTAAAGTTTTTTCTGCCATCTCTGTATTTTATGTTTATTAATTCGTCGCCGATAAAATAATTAAAGTGTATAGCATTTTCGTTTTTACCGGTTTGAGGCATGAACTCAAGACCATCTGTAACTTGCAGTTCATATAAAGTTTCTTTTGAAATACCTCTTGTATCAAACCATTTTATAATAGGTTCACTTATTTGAGGTTCTTCAGTATGTTCTTTAACTGGAGGTTTAACATATATCTTTTCGCTTTTGCCTTTACGTTGGTATGTATGTAGCTGGAATGTTTTATTACAGTTATGACAAGTGCCTATTCCTCGATCCCAATCATAAGAAGCACATTTAGCTTTCTCATTCTTAGGTTTTCTATCAGACGAACATATAGGACATGTACCTTGTGTTTTACCAGCCTCTAGATTATATTGATTAAATTTATCAATTTGAAAACCATTGATCTCTGTTATTTGCATTTTTTATTTGATTTGATTGTTACTAATTATAGATAGAAAAACCCCAATTAATGGGGTTTAACTAACTACTTAAGGCGATTAATTTAGAAAGGCAAATCGTCTTCAACCATTGCTGGTTGTTTCACTTGTTGTGGTTGTTGACCACCTTCTTGTTTAGCCGCTGCAGGAACATTAGTTCCATTAGTCCAAACAACTTTAACATTACCAAGGTAAACTTTTGCAGCTTTTGATTCACGTTCTTCTTTTGATTGCTCAACCATAACCGGCCCTTGATTACCAAACTGATCAACCTCGTCGTTGATTGTAATTGTAATTGGCAGGTATTTTCCTTTCTTGCCGTCAATAATTTTGTGCTTAGGGATTTCGTTCAGGTTAATGCTTGCTTTAATAATTGATGCCATAATTCTCGTTTTGTTTATTTATAAGGTTATTTTTTATACTATTATTATCAATGCCAATTCGTGTTTATGCTGTAAGCTGCCGATAAAACCTAGCCATTTGTTCTTTAGTTGCTCCTGTAGATCTTCTTAAGTTATCTACTGATTTTAAATGTGATTGGTTTTTGTAGAAATCAGACTCTGGTCTTTCTAAACCTGTTACGTCACATATTTTTGTTTTTACTGTTGCAATTGTTCTTCTTGCCATTTGATTTAATTAAAGTGTTTTTGTTAATAAATGTTGTTGAGGATCAAAGTCCTCTGTTTTATAGAATAATGTATAAGCATCTATTGCTTTCATAACTTTATCTTCACCACTCTTTAAGAATGTTTCAGAGCAATCAAATATACCTATCTGATTGGTTTGTTTGTCTATTGCCATGAATATTAAGTCATAACCAAATAACTTTCTATATAAGTACGCTTGACTGTCGTAGTTGTATTTCTTAGCTGAATATGCAAATGAAGATATATCTGATGTTGTTTTCAAATCTACAATTAATCCTTCATCATGATTTAATATATCAGCTTTGCCTTTCCACATTACATCGTTAATTTCTGTAATACCAGGAACTTCATATTCAACATTGAAACCTTTTATTAATCCAGCACATATCTTATTAGACATCATCTTATCTCGCATCAACTCTATCTTATCAACCTCATGTTGTAACAAACATATTTCACCGCCGGATAGTTCTTTATACTTATTAGTATTACGGGTTGTTGCGTCTATTACTTTATATTTGTCTAACTTATCAGGTTCCAATATCATTGTGTGAAAGTAACCGCCAATAGCAAAGTTAACATTAGGTTCACTTTTTTCTTTTAATAATAATGGATTAGATAACAAGGTTGATATGTTTGAATTGCTTAAAAACTGTTGGCCGAAGGAACCATAATAATGTTTATCATCTTTTAACTTCTCTAAGATTTCTTCTTTAGTCATTGTCAATTTCTTTCACTGCTCTTGTAAGCAATAAGTATATTAATATTATACCTACAATGGTATCAATTATTTTTAATACTTGCCAAAATTCTATCATATTATTTAATTTAAGTTATATTAGTTTTTTAAGTGCTTCAATAGCTTTGGGATCAACATCGTACTTAGCTAGTATTACATCTAATGTAGCTTGATCTTTTACATAAGCTTCTGCTTTCTTATAAGTATCAGTGCCTAATTCAATTTTAACCTTAGGCTTTGGATCTGGTTTACCATGATCTGCATCTTGCGTATCGTCAATTAAGAATAGATTACCAAGAGCATACTTTTTACCGTAACTTGATGCTGAACCAAACTTCTGAGGCATTTGCATACCTTTTTGATCTAAGTCAATACCAACAATTGCTGTAGCGCTTATGTGATCTAAGTTATCAGATATTGTAGCAATAGATTCTATAATTGGGAACCCGTGGTTACTGTTAGCTATTAATGTTTCTGTTACTGTTACAGTCACGCCAAGACGTAATAAAAACGGTTTAGTCGCTTCTAACAAGTCTTCTGCCGATCTAAAATTGTACTTGCCAAACGAATTGAATCTACTCTTTTTAGATTTGAATTCTGTTTGAATAATTGCTAACTTTTCATTTAGCGTCATTTCTTTTTCTGCCATATATTTGATTTAATTGTTTAGTATTTATATTTATATAGTTACGTATTTTGTAGTCCATTTACATTTAAACTATAGGTAATCAAGGACTTGCGAGTGATCAACGTTGTCAATTAATTTCTTAATTGCTTGCTTTTTTAATTCTGAAACTCTAACATAAGCACTATTACCTTCGATATTTAACATTTCAGCAATAGTAATTGCAGAATGCTTATCACAGTCTAAACCGTAACTTAATCTTAAAACTTCAAACTCACGATGATCTAAATGTTTTTTAAGCAATCCAGTTAAATATATATTCATTAAATCTATATTATATCCTTCAGATAAGTCTGGAACTTGATATAACATGTTATCTTCATTGTCGTCTTCCATTTGTTCATCGATGCTTAAGAATATAGAATTAAAAAACATAGCTACCATTTCTTGACTTTGGCCGTTATCCTTTCTCATTTCAATTAACTTATGTTCTGGAAGTTTTATGCTGCCACGATATATGTCTATATCTCTTCTAATTGAGCCTTTAATTCTTTTTGATAGAAATGACTTAATAGTTTTTTCTGGATCGTTAGAATCAGTTATTGTGTCCCACTCAATTTTGTCAATAGCTAGTATTAAACCTTTTGAACCTGATTGAATAAGATCTGTAATATCTAATACGCCGGATGCTTGGCTTGTAGTAGAAAACTTTTTAGCTATATTTTCCACTAAAGGAAGAAACTTAATAATCAACTCGTCTCTAGTATATTGATCCCAGAATTTACCATCAATACGAGACATTGACTGTTTAATATCTTCCTTATAGCGGATATAGTTTTGTATATTATAACTTTTCATTTATGAAAGGAATATTTTGAGTGTTTTTCCGTCGTCTTGATAATCTAATTGAATTGAATTGAAATCTTCAAAATCTTTGCGCAAGCTTAATATTCTGCCATATCTGTATGCATTTTTACAGTGGTTGATAATTTCGAGACGATCAATGTGTATAGCACTAGCATTAGATTGGATTACAGGCACATTAGGGACAGCCTCATACTTATATTTACCAATAATATATTTATTAATAAACTTACCTTTTGAATCTGAATCCGCAATGCCATTGAATACATGCTTCGGTACTTCTTTATAAATGTATTTACTTTTATTAATAAACTCTACTTGTAAAGCTTCATTTTCAATATCATACTTTACTTCATTAATAGCTGAGCTATTTACTTTAATTGTTTCTAAAATGTTTGTTCTCATAAATTTTTATTTAATAGTTCTTTTTCTTTTTTTAATTCATTACTCATATTACGATGTATTGTACGTGTTGTACATCCTAATTCATTAGCTAGCTTAACTGCTGTGATTTTTATACCAGCATCATTAAGATACAACATCATGTCATATATGTCATTCTCAGAGACTTTTTTAGATTTGCCAACCATTTGTCCAACAATAGAAAGTTTCTCGCTTAAACTTAGTTTACATTTATCATTAAAGATAATTTTTCTAGTCTTATTAAATGGAGGATGTTCAAGATCCTGAAGGGATACATCGTATATCATGCTTTGTAGTAAAGTATCATTAACGTTAAAGGTAACAAATCCGTTATTCTTATTAGCAATAAACTTAGCTAAGTTAACAAACTGATCTTGATCCATAGAAGTATTAAGATACCATAAAACATACAAATGCCATTTCAAAGACTTATATGTAGGAATCTTAGCTTTACTTCTAAATAGATCATAACATTCAGCAGTTCCATTTTCGTAGTAATCACCCCATTCAAACTTCTCAGTTGGCTTATCATTTATAGGAGATTGTTTATATATCACTCTTGTTTTATTTAAGTATTCTAAGTTTCTTTGATAGTGCGACATTAGCCTGTTACTTATTATATTAATTAGCTTATGTCACTCTTTTCATATTCAAAAGTTCCATATAACGTTTCATATATTATTTTTCCTTCGGATATTTCTTCATTCATATCCATTACATATTCTTTTATTCTACTCATACTAATTATTTTTTGCTAGTTCATCAGTTATTATTTTTATTTTATCTGTTATTTCAGCAGCTAGTTCGTATTTCTCATCCGCTATATACTGAATTTTAACTAACGTTAAAGCATTAAGTTTATCTATAAGTGCCTGGCGATCAGACGCATAATAATAGTGTTTGTCCCATTCCTCTTGCTTCTCCAGTAATTTTTGAAACACGCTCGATGCAATCTTTTCAATATCGTCATCTGTCATACTATATCTCTTCATCTGTTTTAAGATCACCGTAGACAAGTTGCCACTGAGTTAATAATATATCATCTAATTCTTCTAAGATGGTATCATTATTAATACAGATGTTTTCTAACTCAAGCTGGTTATTGTAGCTAATATTAAACTCAGCGGAATCGTAATCAATAATTTCATTATTAGTGCCATCTAAAAAGTTATCTAACTGATTTCTAACAGCTGCATTGAAATCTTGAAACTTAGCTTCGTCAATAAGATAAGGATTAGGCTGAGGTAGCATCTCGTTTACGGTATGTAGCACAGTTGTTTTTAAATTATTTAGTAGTTCTACTACATCATCTTTAGAAAAGATACTTGGATAAGCATCAATAGTTTTTGATACTTTAGATTCGAAAAGTTCATTAATTTTTTCCATTGTATTTAATTGTTTATTTGTTTATATTAATATTATCAGTTGTTATTCGTGTTTGTTTTGTAAGACTATTTATTTAGATCACTATTATTTTTGTGTACTTCTTTATCCATTTGTTTGTAAAGTGTATGCATTGAATAACACTTTTTACTACAATACAAATCTTTTGTTAACCCTGTAGCTATAATTTTACTACAACAGTTGCATAGTGTTGCGCCATTGCCGTTGTTAAACTTGTGAATAGGTTTTATCATCTATATATTCTTTTAATCCATTTATTATAGTATCTGGATGAAAACCAACACAAACAAGTAGATTTGTAAATACATCAATATACTCATCTACAGCACTGTCTTCATAATTTAATTCTGTACTGTATTTTTTACCGTAACTTTCAATTTCTATTTTCATTTTATTATTTTTTAAATTGTTCAAACCATTCCTCTAAATTCGTAAAGTTTTCTGATATTAAATTTTCAGGAACACTCATTTTACGTGACATATCATAGTAAAAATTAAAAGCTAATTCCTTAACTTCTTTCTCACTATAACTTTTTTCTTGCTCAGGTATACAATCACAAGTTGTAGTATGACCACAATAACATTTTATTAAATCTTCCATTATTCTGTTCCTTTTTTTATTAAATAATACCATAGCCAAATTGCTTTTGACCTTAAAAACTCGTATACTGCTATAATTAATATGTATTTCATATTACTAATATATTACCATTACTTGTTAATTTTCCAAATTTTCTATCAGTTACTACTGATCCGTTACTAAAAAACGTGTTGTGTGTACTTAACTTTTGTATTCCAGCATTAACAATATTATTACAGTTGTGAATGTGACCAAATAAATGGTATACAGGTTGAATATCTAATACTCTATTGAGTAAAGATTTATCACCACAACATTCCATTAAACCATCACGATTTTCAGATTTATCTAAAATACCTTTAGGTGGACCGTGAGTAACAACAATGTTAGTGTCACTGTGTATAGCATTGCACCAGAAGCGGTCAAGTTTATTTCGGTCTTTCATAAATGACCAGTTACCAAACGTAGGTGTATAAGGAGAACCAAATATTTTAATACCTTCAATGGTAACATAATCATTTTCTAGGTATATAATATTGTAGTCTTCAAAATCTTTTTTAGTTACTAATCCTTTTTCAATGCTAGTATCGTGGTTACCAGCCACATATATTTTATGTTTAATAGGTAATGACTTGTACCAGTGAATAAACTCTCTAACCTCAGGTTCGTTATTGTATGGATCACGAGGATTACTACAATCACCAGAGTGTATTACCATATCAATATCATTAGGAACTTTTAATAAATCATGATACGTGTGAGTATCCGATATATGCCATATTTTCATCTTATTTCTTTTTAAATGTTTTATTGTAATATTCTTCTGAATTTTTATATCCATATAAACCTTGATTCACTCCTGCTGTATTAGCATTCATAATCTGGTGCTTTTCCATTTCTTTTGCTTGTTGGAATAAACCTTCAAATTGCATCTTTTGTTCAAAAGAAAAATGAATACTTAAGGATTCTTGCAACCATTCTACAGCTGTTTGTTTCATAATTTATTGTCTTTTTCTATTAGTTCTAATATATAACTCCATACTTTTAACTCTTTTGAATGCGCTTTGTTTAATTCTATTGCACGTTCTTTATCAATACTCCAGTATATAGCTTCCGGATCTAATAATGATGTGCGCACTAATCCTAAATATATAGAATATATTTTATCACTTGCTGCTTCTTTAATTTCTTGCATAATCAGGTCTTTTTATTATTTCTTCGTTGCTATTACGTATTTTAGATTTTTCAGCTTCATAATAATTCCAGTAAGCAGTCACACTATCACCGGGAACTTTGTATTCGTCAGGCATGCATTGAGGCATTGGCGTTGCCCCGATGTTTAACATACCACCCGGTATATTGCTTAATACGTCTTCACACTTTGTTATAGTTAAATGCTTTTTGCCATAACGTTTAGTATATTCTTCGCCAAGTGCTAGCATGTGGAAGTATAGCCACGCATAATTATCTGCAGACTCACGTGCCCATATTGCAGACGGATGATTTTTATGTGTTGGTTTGTAAGGTACATTTGCATCTTCGCCATCTAATACGTGATGTGCGGTACATAATAATTGTGCTGATTCAAGGATCATTTTTACTACATGCTTGTTATACATGTACTTAGCCGCTTTGTCTGGATCTTTATCCAAATAGAATATGTTCATAGTTATTGTTTTAATAGTTCAGAAAATGTTTTACCTGTTTTGATTGCTTCTTTAAAGCTATTAGATCTACCCCATATTTCAGCTTTGCCGGTATGTCCGCATTTGCCTGCTACAGTATATTGTACATCGCCATTTTCAATATCGCATATTCTAAAGTCATCGTATAATGGACCAACCATAGGACAATTATTTTTAAAGAATACATAATGTGTATTAGGATCGATTTGAGGATTAGCTTTTAAAAACTTTTTTGTTTGGTTAAACAGTTTAGTTGCTTTTGATTTTAATACTCTGTCTTTGCAAAACCAATCGTAAAAATTGTAGCACCATGATTCTTTGCCATTGCTATCTAAAAATATACCGTTTTCAAATGCTTCTAATTGTTCTGTTAGTGTAGTTTTCATAAGTTGTTTGTTAGTTACATTTATATTATCAAAGTTGATTCGTATCCGGACTGTAAGACCGTGTATAGCAAATTCGTTGTCTTATCAGGATTCGAACCTAAAATGTGTCAGTCAAAGTGACAAGTGTTACCGTTACACTATAAGACAGGTTTTTATTAGCACCCTCTTTCT